AAATGGATGAAATGGGTTCAATGTATTTTACTAGAACTTTAGAAGATTGGGCTAGGTTTGACATCAATAAAAGAACCAAGTTTGATGCTTCAATAAGCTCTGGTTTAGCTATAATGGCGAACCAAAAACATTTGTATACACCTGTCAAAAAAGAGTCAAAAATAAGCATTAACTTTGCAAGATATGCTAATAAGGGGAATATAAGCGAATTACTGAAATAAATGAAAGACGTTGAATTATTAATAAACCCCGCAGGTTTTCCAGATCAATTTGCCACTGATGCTGACAAGGCAACAATGGAATATGGATTACAGGTAGGTCAAGCTATTCAGTATGAATGGTTTAGAAAAGGTGGAGGTAGCTGTAGGTATTACAGTCAACTTCAATCTTTTAATCAATTAAGAAGATATGCAAGAGGAGAACAATCCGTTGCTAAGTATAAGAATGAACTAGCGGTTGACGGTGACTTGTCTTACCTCAACTTAGATTGGACTCCAGTTCCAATACTTCCTAAGTTTGTAGACATTGTAGTTAACGGAATGTCAAATAGATTATTTCACGTAAAGGCATATGCTCAAGATGCATTGTCTAGTGAACACAGAAACAAGTATCAAAAGCTGGTAGAAAGAGATATGTTAAATAAAGACATATTCACCGACTTTCAACAGTCATTTGGTATTGATCCTTTTATGACAGATGTAGAAGAGCTTCCAGAAAATAAAGAAGAGCTTGAGTTGCATATGCAATTAAAATACAAGCCTTCTATTGAGATTGCGGAAGAAGAAGCTATTAATACAGTATTAGAGGAGAATCACTATCAAGACATTAAAAAAAGAATTGATTATGATATGACGGTTCTTGGAGTGGGTATGGCTAAACATCAGTTTTTACCAGGTAGTGGTGTTCAGGTAGACTATGTAGATCCCGCTAATGTAGTGTATAGCTACACAGAAGACCCTCACTTTAAAGATTGTTTTTATTGGGGAGAAGTTAAGACACTTCCTATAGCGGAGTTAATAAAGATCGATCCATCACTTACTAGAGATGATTTAAAAAAGATATCTCAATACAGTCAAACGTGGTATGATTATTACAATGTAAACAGGTTTTATGAGAATAGTTTATTCTTTAAAGACACGGCTACACTTATTTATTTTAATTACAAGACTACTAAGAAGTTTGTTTATAAAAAGAAGATTTTAGACGGTGGTGGAGAAAGAATAATCGAGAAAGACGATACTTTTAATCCACCTGAAGAAATGATGAAGGAGGGTAAGTTTGAGAGAGTAGAAAAAACTATTGAAGTTTGGTATGAAGGTATAATGGTAGCTGGCTCTAACATTATGTTAAAATGGGAATTGGCTGAAAATATGGTCAGACCTAAATCAGCTTCTCAACACGCTATGCCTAATTATGTGGCTTGTGCTCCAAGAATGTATAAAGGTAATATTGAGTCATTAGTAAGAAGAATGATTCCTTTTGCAGATCAAATACAAATAAGTCATTTAAAGCTTCAGCAAGTAGTTGCAAAGATGGTTCCGGATGGTGTATTTATAGATGCTGATGGATTGAGTGAGGTAGACTTAGGCACAGGTCAAGCATACAATCCAGAAGATGCATTAAGATTGTACTTTCAAACGGGTAGTGTAGTCGGTAGAAGTTATACTCAAGATGGTGAATTTAATAATGCAAGAGTTCCAATACAACAACTAAATACTAGCAGTGGTCAATCTAAAATGGCTGCTTTGATAGGTAATTACAACCATTACCTAGGTATGATTAGAGCGGTGACAGGATTAAACGAAGCCAGGGATGGATCAACTCCTGATCCGAATGCGTTGGTAGGTGTTCAGAAGTTAGCAGCACTTAATTCTAATACAGCTACTAGACATATATTAGAAGGTAGTTTGTATATCAGTAGAACATTAGCAGAAGGGTTGTCTTTAAGAATAGCTGACTTGTTAGAGTACGCTGACTTCAAAGAAGAGTTTGCCAATCAAATAGGTAAGTACAATGTAGATAGAATAGAAGATATAAAAGACTTGTACTTGTATGACTTCGGTATATTTATCGAGGTGGCTCCTGATGAAGAAGAAAAAGCTATGCTAGAGCAAAACATTCAAATGGCTTTATCTAAGAATGATATTAGTTTAGAGGATGCTATTGACATAAGAGAAGTCAGAAATCTAAAAATGGCTAATCAGTTATTAAAGCTTAAGAGAAAAAGAAAGCAAGATGCTGATAGAGAAGCTGCGGCTATGCAACAACAGATGACTGCTCAAACTCAGTTCCAATCTCAAAAAATGGCTTCTGATGCAGCGATGCAAAAGATACAGCTGGAGGGTGAAATGAAGATGAGGTCTAAACAGGCTGAAATAGCTTTTGAAATAGAAAAGTTAAAGAATGAGGCTGCTCTTAAGCAAGAGTTAATGACTTACGAGTTTCAGTTAAATATGCAGTTAAAAGGTGTTGAGGAGTCAGCTATTAATACAAGAGAAAGTAAAAGAGAAGAAGCTAAGTCTGAAAGGATAAGCCAACAAAATACAGAGCAATCAAAGCTTATTCAACAGAGGCAACAAAAGCTTCCTCCGGTTAATTTTGAATCTAATGAAGACACCTTAGATGGGTTTGATTTAGCTGAATTCGACCCCCGATAACATAAATAAAATTATTAGTAACTTTGCATAAAAATCAAATCAAATGGAAATTAAAGTAAAAGAGTACGACTCTGGTCCTCAGAAGTCAAAAGCACAAGTAGAGGAAGAGTTGTTACAAAAGCACGAAGCCGAAGTAAGTGGTGAGAGTGTAGAAGAGAATAAGGTAGAAGCAGTTAAAGTAGGGGAACCTGCTAAAGCTGAAGAGCCAATTAAAGAAGAGCCTGTAGTGGAAGAAAAGCCACAAATGGGTGAACAAGAAGTTCTTTCATTTATTAGAGAGAAATACAGTAAGGAAGTTAATTCTATTGATGACCTACTTGCTAAAAGAGAGCAAGAAGAGTTACCATCAGATGTAGCGACTTACTTACAGTATAAAAAAGAGACTGGTCGTGGATTTGAAGACTTTGCTAAAATCAATAAAGATTATAGTAAAGAAAGTCCTGATCAAGTATTATCTATGTATTATTCAGAAGTTGAAGAAGGCTTAGACAAGGAAGAAATAGATTATTTACTTAATTCTAGATTCGGAACTGATCCTGAGGTTGATTCAGAAGATGAAATGAAAAAGAAAAGCATAGATAAGAAAAAAGAACTTGCAAAGGCTTTAAAACACTTTGAAGGTCAAAAAGAAAAATATAAAGTTCCTGTTGAGTCAATGGGCGCTAAGTTTTCTGATGAAGACCAGCAGAGGTTTAAAGCTTATCAAGAACAAGTGGAGAAATCCAAGGAAACTCAAAGCTTAATGCAAAAGAGAGCAGAGAGTTTTCAGGAGAACACCAATAAATTGTTTACTGAAGAATTTAAAGGTTTTAAGTTTAACATCAGTGATAAAGAATATGTTTATTCTCCTGGCGATTTCAACGAACTGAAGAAGTCTCAATCTGACATTATGAACTTTGTATCAAAGTTTACTAATGATCAAGGAGAGATATCGGATGTAGTTGGATATCACAAGTCGTTGTCTATGGCAATGAATCCTGAAAAGTTCGCAAAGTATTTTTACGAGCAAGGGGTGGCATCAGCTGTTAATGAGTCTGTTAAAAAATCTAAAAATATAAACTTAGATATGAGGCAAACTCCGCAGGTGACATCTAAACAGGGATTTAGTGTTAAGGCTACGACACCCTCGTCTAGGCGAGGATTGACAATTAGGTCACCAAAAAATAAATAAGTTAAACAATAAAAACAAAAAACAATGAGTTTAAATATACCGGGGTTTGCTCTACAGCCAAGTGCTACTAGAGTACCAACCGCAACAAACTATATGACAAGTTTTGATTTTTTAAATCAATATTTGCCAGACACATACGAAAAGGAATTTGAGAGATATGGAAACAGAACTCTTTCTTCTTTCTTGAGAATGGTAGGTGCTGAGATGCCTTCTAATTCTGACCTTATTAAATGGGCAGAACAAGGTAGATTACACATTAAATATACAGACGTTAAATGTACTACTAACCCTGCATCTGGATTAGGAGCAGTGACTTTTGAGGTAGATGATGTTTTAATTCCTGCAGACCAAATAATGGCTCCTGCTGGAACTGCTTCTAAAATTGCTATTAGAATAGGTCAAACAGTTATGATATCTGGAAACGCTGGCTATGCTGGGATTTCTAACAAAGGTATTGTTACTGCTGTTACAGCTGACACTTTTGATGTAAAAATCTTTGAAGCTGGTGGATATACTGGTCAAGGGTCAGTTGTTGATGCTAACGAAAAAGTAAGTGTTTTCATTTACGGTTCTGAATTTAAAAAAGGAGATTCTGGAATGGACGGTTCTTTAGAGCCATTTGACACGATTCTTGAAAACAATCCAATCATCATCAAAGACAACTACGCTGTTAGTGGTTCTGATATGGCTCAAATCGGGTGGGTAGAAGTATCTACTGAAGATGGAGCTAATGGATACTTATGGTATTTAAAAGCAGAGCACGAAACAAGAATGAGGTTTGAAGATTATTTAGAAACTGCAATGGTAGAAGCTGTAAAAGCTGGTGCTGGATCAGGCGCTATTGGTGCTGGATTTGTTGGTTCTGAAGGATTATTTTCTGCTATTGAGTCAAGAGGTAATATCTTTACAGGTGCTATTACTAATTTAGGAGATTTCGATTCTATTATCGAAAGACTAGATAAGCAAGGTGCTATTGAAGAGAACGTTCTTTTCTTAAACAGACAGACATCTTTCGAGATTGATGATATGTTAGCTGCTCAGAACTCTTATGGTAATGGTGGTTCATCTTACGGATTATTTGATAATGACGAAGAGATGGCATTAAACCTAGGATTCAAAGGATTCAGAAGAGCATATGATTTCTACAAGTCAGATTGGAAATATCTTAACGACCCTACTATGAGAGGTGGTTTAGTTGGTGGAGCTGTTGATGGTGTATTAGTACCAGCTGGTTCAACTAACGTTTACGACCAAGTATTAGGAAGAAACGCTAAGAGACCATTCTTACACGTAAGATACAGAGCTTCTGAAACTGAAGACAGACGTTATAAGTCTTGGATTACTGGTTCTGCCGGTGGTGCTGCTACTAGCGATGTTGATGAGATGAGAGTTAATTTCTTATCAGAAAGAGCACTATGTACTATGGGTGCAAACAATTTCGTATTGTTCAAATAATAGTATAATTTATGGAGGGGAGCAATCCCCTCCTATTTTTTAAACTTTAAATTAAATCAAATGAAAAAAAAGAGAGAAATAAAAGACCGTGTGTATAAGTTGAGAAACGGTCATCAACCATTAAGTCACACGATTAATTCTAGAAACACAAGAAGAAAGCCATTATTGTATTTTGATGGTGAACACAATAGACCTTTACGTTATGCATCTAATCAAAAGAGTCCTTTTGAAGATGAGCAAGACAAAAACGTAATATTAGATCCAGTTATTTTTGAAGATGGAATGTTGTTTGTTCCAAAAACAAATCCTGTACTACAGGAATTTTTACATTATCATCCAGACAATGGAGCTGTTTTTGAAGAAGTAGATAAAGAAGCAGATGCTCAAAAAGAAGTAGATTATCTTGAGACAGAAGCAAAGGCATTTAAAATGGCTGCTGAGTTAACTATAGATCAAATGGAGACTTTAGGTAGAGTATTCTTGGAGCTTAGGGTAGGTAATATGGCTACTGCTGAATTAAAAAGAGACATTATACTATTTGCTAAAAACCATCCAGAAGATTTCTTAGATGCACTTAGTGACCCTATGTTGGAATTACAGGATACTGTAGTTAAGATATTTGAGAAAGGATTGTTAGGTTTAAGAAATAATGGTAAGGATGTTTACTATAATTTGAAGACTAAAAAAACTAAGCTTTTAACTATTCCTTTTGGAGATGACCACATACAGACAGTTGCTGCTTATTTCCAGAGAGATGAGGGTATTGAGATATACAAAGCCTTCCAAGATATGTTAGAAAAATAGGCTATCTTTGTAAGATTATTAACCACTTAATTTTTTAAACAATGCAAAAGTTTTTAAGTATACCAGTTACAAACGAGCAAAATCAATTAGTCTCGTGTAACGACATTAAATTAATCGAAGTAGGAGATGGAGCTTCACCAGTTGCAAATCCAACTACAACTATTACCGTATATTACGGAGGAGGTAAAAAAGTAACTCTAACTCACGCTGCAGTATCTGCTGGAAGTGAAGAAATGAGAGACGCTATTCAGGATGGTGTTGTTCAAGTATTGAAACAACAATGGACTGAAGTTATTTTACAAATGGACTCTTTACCAAAAGCGGTAAGCGCAATAGCAATAGCTTAAGATATGGAGAAGTTTTTAAACATACCCGTATATAAGCTAATAACTAGTGGAACTACTACTTCTGATGGAACACCTAACGAATTAATTGACGAGACCCTTGGTGTTGACTTTGTTAGTTTAGGTGTAAAAATAGGAGATATTATTCACAACTCAACAGATAACACGTATCACACAGTTACTTCAGTTACTGTAGACACTTTAGGTGCTGATAACGGTGGAGTTGGCGATTCTAAATCTTATTTTATTCATTCAGCTACTATCAATAATAGTCAATTAGTTTCTGGATCAGGAGTTTTATTAGTAGAGCAAGCTAGCACTAGTACTGTTACCATTACCTATGAAGGAGCATCATCAGCTGATGTTGTTACTTTAACACATACTCCAGTTGCTTCAGGAAGTGAAGCAGTTAGAGACTTGATTGAAGAATCAATAGTTAAAGGCTACTCTTCTAGTTGGACAGATGTTTCTCACGATGTATCGGTTTTGCCTTACAGAGTAATAGGAATATCTTTAGGATAATATTTTACCTACTATACTATACAAGAGCTTCTGTAACTAGAGGCTCTTTTTTTTTGCTTATCTTTGTATCAAAAGATTTTAGATGATAAATTCTGTTAGAAATACTGTTCTTTCTATACTGAATAAAAATAATTACGGATACATCTCCCCAGCTGACTTTAACCTTTTCGCAAAACAAGCACAGCTAGATATATTTGAAGATTACTTTTATCAGTATAATACTCAAATAAACAAAGAGAACAATAGGCTAGGTAGACTTTCTGGTACAGGTTATGCGGATATTAAAAAAGGATTAGAAGAAGTATTAGATAGCTTTTCAGTTACCTCGTTTTTATCTAGAGTAAATGCCAATATATATTCTCTACCTTTAGATTACTACTTAATTAATAAAATATTCTATTATCCTAACCAATTAGCTTCAGGAACTACTACAGGAACTACTGCGGGTAAATTAGATGATGTTAATGCTAACTTTTTAGGTGTAGTAAGTGTAGGTGACATAGTGGTTAATACTACAGACGCTACATCTGCATTTGTAACAGTAGTTGCCAACACCTCATTAAAATTAAGTAGTGACATAATGGTTACTGCAGAGAACTATGCGATATATAATAACAGTAATATTTCTGAAGTAGAAAGAGTAAATCAAGATAAAATATTTTATTTAACTAATTCTAACTTAACTTCACCTACTACACAGTATCCTGCTTATGTATTAGAAGGTAATAACGTTACGGCTTATCCAACTACTATATCAGGATCTGCAGATCTACAAACACAATATGTTAGATACCCAAAAGATCCTAAATGGACTTATCAAAGTTTAACAGGTGGACAACCAATGTTTGATCAATCTCAAGCAGATTATCAAGACTTTGAACTACCTTTATCAGATGAGACTGATTTAGTTATAAGTATTTTAAAATACGCTGGTTTATCAATTAGAGAGGCTGACATATATAATGCAGCTGACTCACAGCAAAAAACAGAAACCATACAAGAAAATAGTTAATGGCATATATATCACAATATCAATATTATGACAACAGTGAAAACTGGGGTTCTTACCAATATGTTTCTTTACAGGATATCGTAAATAACTATATGTTAATGTATGTCGGTAACAACAAGTTAATTAATAATATAGACCGATATCAAGTTTTGTTTCACGCTAAAAGAGCTATACAAGAGTTAAACTATGATGCATTTAAGGAAATTAAAATACTTCAATTAAATGTTGGCTCTAACTTAAGATATGTTTTGCCTTCTGATTTTGTAAATTGGGTTAGAATATCTATTTATTATAATGGGACTTTATTTCCATTGAGTGAAAATATTCAAACTAATTATGCTTCTGCATACTTGCAAGACAACAATAACAACTTATTATTTGACGCAAGTGGTAATGTATTAAGCCCTGAAAACTCTCAAATCACACTTGATAGGATAGCTGGACTTACTAGAAGTCAATATCTAAATGAAACTAGTCCTTATTATGGTTACTATGGTTTTTGTTTAGAAGGTAATTGGTATTTTGACTTTTCTATTGGAGGAGCTTATGGATTAAATACAGAAACAGCAAATGCACTACCTACTTTTAAAATAGATAAAAAAAGCGGTGTTATTAACTTTAGTTCTGGAGCTGGTAATAAGTCAGTTGTGTTAGAATATGTTTCTGACGGTATGGAAAACGGTGATGATTCTTTAGTTACTGTAAATAAAATGTTTGAAGAGTTTTTATATTCTTACATAAGTTATTCTATATTAAACACCAAATTGAGTGAACCTGAATATATTATTAATAGATACAGAAAAAGCAAATCTGCATTACTAAGAAATGCAAAGATAAGAATGAGTAACATTCACCCAGGAAGACTGCTTATGAATTTAAGAGGTCAAGACAAGATTATAAAGTAATATGCAATTAAATAGTTTCTTTTTCAAAGGCATAATGAATAAGTCTACTGACGAAAGGATACTACCTCCTGGAGAATATGTAGATGCATTAAACGCTAGGTTAGGTTCAACAGAAGATTCAGAAATAGGTACTTTAGAAAACACTAAAGGAAATGAACTATTAACTAATATCACAAATGAAGGAGTGGCTTTAAGCGCTAACGCTTTATGTCTTGGTTCCTACGCAGACAACTCTGATGAGACTATATATTGGTTTGTTACTGACCCTGGATTAATTGACTTAATTGTTTCTTTTAATGCAAAAACATCTCTTACTCAATATCATATTATTTCCACTACAGTATTAAATTTTAATGTAAAACACTTAATAACTGGTGTTGAGTTAATAGATAGATTCTTGATATTTACAGATGATTTAAATCCTCCAAGAAAAATAAATGTAGATAGATCTTATGCTACCCCAGTAGGTGGAGTAGATCAAATAACAGAAGAAGAAATTAATTTAATCGTTAAGCCACCTATAACGGCACCAACATTCATTTTAGAGTCTGCTTCTGGAGATGATAAAAGTTTTTTAACAGATAAGTTTATTTCTTTTTCTTATCGATTTAAATATGAGGATGGTGAATACTCTGCGTTATCTCCTTTTAGTTTACCTGCTTTTAAACCCAAACAACCTCCAGTAAATATAGATTTTAATACTGTTAAAAATGAGTCTATGTTGAATGACTTTCATTCAGCAACTGTTTTTTTTAGTACTGGATCTGATTTAGTTAAAGAAATAGAAGTTTGTTATAAAGAGAGTTCAAGTACTGTTATTAAAGTAATAGATAAATACAACAAGTCTGATTTAGG